AACGACCAACATCCCCGGCCTCGATCTTCTGGTTTCGACTACCCCGACCGTTTCTCAGGTTGTGGGCGGCCTCGACCAGTCGATCTACACCTGGTGGCAGAACACGTCGATCACTGGCATTTCCACTGCTACCGCGGGCAACCTGACCCAGCAGATGGAAATCGCATGGCGCGATTGCACTCGCTACGGCGGCATGGCTCCCAACTACATCCTGGTTGGCGAGTTGTTCTTGGATGCGTACCGACTGGACGCGAAGAACACCATCAATCGTACCGTGTACATGAAGGACGAAGCTGAACCCACGAAGCTCGACAGCTCCGTTGGCGAAGGCATCCGCACCGGCATGTACTTCAAGAACGTCGAAATCATCTGGGATCCGGTAATGACCGTGCTCGATGGGCTCTACGCTCCGACCGTCCCCTGGGAAAAGCGCTGCTACTTCTTGAACACCAAGTTCTTGAAGCTGCGCCCGATTCAGGGTCACTGGATGATCAATCGCACACCCCCGCGCGTGTACGATCGGTACGTGCATTATTTCGCGCTGACGGCGAAAGCGGCACTCACCACCGGCAAGCGCAACGCGCACGCTGTGTTGAGCATCGCGTAACTCGCCATCACCATTTAGAGGTAAACGACCATGCAACTTCTTCTCACGACTGCTACTGTCTCTGGCACGCAGCCGATCTACCTGCCTTACGACAAAGCGCCGGTTCCCTTCGGCGACCCGTTGGTAGTCACCCTGACTGCAGCAACACCGTCCATCTTCACCGTGCCGGGGTACATCCCGACCGCTGGCGATGCGGTTTCCCTCTCGGTCGCCGGCACGAGCGGCTTCCTGTCATCCTTGGCCGGTCTTACGACCGTCTCGGGTCAGCTCAACACCACGTACTATGTTGCGGGTATCTCCGCGGCCAATGCGTTCACGCTGGGCACGCAGAAAGGCACTTTGACCTCGATCTCGATGATCACATCGCTGGCGCAGCTCGGCGGCCAGGCTTTCATCCATTTGCTTTCCAACCAAGTCGATGGTCCGGTTGCTCCGTTCAAATCCGGCGCAACCGTACTGGCGATGAACGCGGGAACGCAACAGTTACTTGGCACCACCGCATTCGGCAGTGTCACCCTTTTGGGTGCCCCTGACTTGAACACGGTCCTGGCGACCGGCACTTACGGTGCTCCGCTGGGCCCGAACGCGTTGGGCACCACGGGCTGGAACCTCATCGCAACGATCGGTTTCGGTACCCCGAAACTGGTGCAGTTGAACTACGATTGGATCGTGGCATCTGGTTCGACTTCATCTCTGGTTATGATCCAAAACTAACTCGCAGGAGGCCCCAATGCGATATGAGAGAGTGAAAGTTCAGCGAGATCAGAATACGGTGCATAACCGTGCGGTCCCGCCGTGGGAGATCCCGATACTCGAATATCTGTTCGATGAGGGAAATGTCACGAGGTTAGATGTGTTCGAGCAAGTCTCCGGGGAATACCCGGAGGCTTCCGAAGAACTCGCCCGCTTAGTGAAAATCTACGGCTCGGACCCTAAGAGCGGTGTTGCGCACGCCAATTCGGTGTACGGCAACGCACGAGCGGGAGTTCGCTCGCTCAAGACTCTGATCGATGCTGCGAAGGCTGATGACGAAGCAACTGCGAAAGAGGCGGCGCCCATCCCCGCGCCGGCTCGCAAGCGCAGTCGGGTAGCACAGGCTGCCGATAGTCTATTGAGTTGAGTGGGGCTCCTATCGTGATCCGATAGGTTACGGCCCTGGGTGAAAGCTCAGGGCCGTTTTTTGTTTAGGAGATCAACATGACGGTTGTTGTAGGTGGTCACGGCGATATCGTTGACCCGAATGCGTGGCAGGATGTGGCCGGCAATGTCCCGCCCTCCGTGTACAGCAACGTCCCCGCAAACGTAAACTTTCCGCTGAACGGCGACGGTCGGTATTGGTTTCAGACCAACGCTTTCTCGACCAACACCAGCGGGCCCATTACCTTTATCGGCGATCCTGCATTCGTTTCGGATGGCAGCGTGGCGCTGCAGTGGAGCATCGTCCAGGCGGCGAACGACGGCAGCACCCCGCAGCTCGCGTACCTGTCGAGCGGCGCCGTATGGACGACGGCAACGCTCTCAAGCGCTGGCGCACAGCTCGGCGGCATACAGAACGGGCAGATCGTAATCCCACTGCAAACGCTGACGACTCTGGGCCCTGCGCTTAAACTCCAGGTCTACTCGACCGGCGGCTCGGTCCTCTCGACTGCGCAATCGTACCAAGTCGCCATTGCGATAACGCGCAACATCAACGAGACGATCAGTTGGGATAACCCCAATCCGTTTGATGCGATCAACTACAACGGTGCCTGCGCGGATAGCGTGGTGCCGACTGCAACGATGGCGTCGCTCTCTGCGCGCATCCTCGTGCGCTTAGGCTTTGCGAATCAGGCGACCAACCCGCCGCCGGGCATGGCGCTGCTCGTGCAAGAGTTCTTGACGAGCGCACAGACCTACCTCTACAAGCGCTACCTGCAACTGCACACAAAGCGCTTCTTCCGATGGAAGGTGAACCCCGGTCAGCGCTTCTACTCGCTCCGAGACAATGACGAGGACGTGCTATGCAACTTCACAATGGACCCGCTGAAGAGTATCGAATGGGCGGGGATTCAGGACACGCGCAATGTCTGGTACCCGTTGATTCAGGGCATCCCGCCGCAGCTCTACACTATGATAACGAAACCGTGGCGGCCCGCCCGCTACGATATTCGACAGGCGATAGAACTATATCCGGCGCCGGATCAAACGTACTTCCTGTGGGTGAAAGGGCATTTCGGTTTGACATCGTTTATCAACCCGACGGATACCACAACTCTCGATTCAGAGCTTGTGTTTTTACACGCACTGGCTAACGCCAAGTCGCACTACGGTCAATCTGACGCCAACAACATCGAGGCGCAGGCGAATGCGTATCGCGCGGAGCTTATTGCTGGTACACACCAGACCGCGCACTACTTGCCCGGTACGATTGCCGTACCTCCCGCGGTACGCCCGACCCTGATTGGGTTTGGACCTCAAGGGTCATGAGATCGTTTCCGCTGACTGTTTTGAAGGGCGGCATCAATCGCCTTCGCGTGAAGGGCGGCGCGTCCGCGCAGCAACTTTACGATCTGCAGAACGGGTACATCACGAATGATGGTTCGATCGTGCCGCGGGAGGGTACGATTCGCGCCGCGACGCTTAATAGTTCAACCGTAGGGCTTGCCGCGGCAAATGGCAGTTTCAACGTTTTCTCAAGCGCATTTTCCACCGCAACATTACCGGCGGGCTATGTGCTTAATGTGCTCTCGAATCCCAACAACACAACGGCCTCCCCGACTAAGATCCTTTTTGCAAAGCCATTCATGGGGTTCGAATACGTTGTAGCGTCTTTCAGCAGCGGCGATATAATCCACTACTGGTTGCAGAACAATGGCACATGGACGAGCAGCACGGAGTATACAAGTGCAAGTATCGTCTTGCCGCCGGTCACGAATGGGCTTGCGTATCAAGGCGTGCGCGACTTTCCGCCGAACCCGAACTGGGCGCCGAATACTGTTATCGCTTCGGGCTCTTACGTTGAGCCAAGCACCGCAACTGGGTTTTGCTATCAAGCGGTTTTAGTGACAGGCTCCCCCGTTCACACGGGGCAGGTAGAGCCGGTATGGCCGACTGTCATCGGCGGCATCGTTCAAGAGTTCGGCGATTTCGACGCATCATCCACGGATGCCGGCACCACGCAGGAAACACCGAGTGGTGCCGGCATATCAACAGCGTCTCCGTTGGGCTCGAACATCACCGATAGGTACGGGGACTCTTCCACCGTCGCTAACGCGGGCGTATTTCAATCGAATGCGGTCGCCACGTTGAGCACTACTACGCAAGCCTCGACGAAGGTCACTACGTGGGCGGCCGGAACGCTGTACTCGCCGGGCGCTGTCGTAGTGCCGACAACTACCCAGGGGGCGTTCACCAACGCAATCCCAAACGGTGATTTTGAAAGCGTAGGCACCAACTGGACTTTCACCGATCCAGGCGGCATTACGCAGTGGGCTTTCTCTAATACGCTGCCATATCAGGGGGCAGAAGGTATCTCATTCCCCGGCGGCGGCGCGGCGGCGCCCGGCGCGCAAGGCGCTTTCGCTACGATGACGAGCTATAGCCTTGTGGTTCCTGGGCAAAGCGTATCCGCTTCGTGCTATGTCAATCCGAACAACAACGGCGCCAACCTCACGGTATGGATTCAACTGAACTGGTATAACGCGGGCGATAGCATCATAGCTTCGACCGGATTCCAACAGAATGAGGCTGAAGGGTTCGGGTACCGCAAGATAAGCGTTACCGGGACCGCGCCGACAGGGGCCGCGCATGTGCGCGTGTCGATCGGCGCTGGCAGCGGCACCACCAGTCGCAACGCAGGCTTCGCAGACTTGGTGACTTGGAACCTCGAAACGCCTGCGCCGGTAACTAATTTCCTATTTGAAGCGGTGCAAGCGTCGGCCGGGAGTTCCGCGCCAAACGAGCCAACGTGGCCTACAACGCTCAACAGCACCGTGGTAGACGGAACCGTAACGTGGAAAGCGATCGGTACGTCCATCATAACGTGGCAAGCGATACCGCTCATGCAGTCGGGGCTGACCGCACCAACTTTTCCGACAACGATCGGCAATACCGTCGCGGATTTCAGCACGTACTCAAATCTCAACGGCACCGTTACGACACTGTGCAGCATGTCATGGCAAGCGGTTGACAGGCACGTTTCCGATCCTAACTGTCCAAACACTGGCGCCGTCGTCATAGGTGCTTCCCACGTATTCGCGGGCGACAACGACATCGTTAACTATTCTGCCGCGGTGAATCCGGTCGATTGGACGAGCACCAACAACGCTGGGTACTTGCCGACAGGGCTGAACAATTACGGGGACAACCCGGTCGCCGCTCTCGCGCTATACCGCGGAAACCTAGTGGCTTTCAACGCGGGCGGATACCAGATGTGGCAGATAGATGCCGATCCGCAAAACATGGCGCTGCTCGATGCGCAACCGGTAGGCTCTTTATGGCCTCGCGCCGCGCAGTCGGTAGCGAACGACCTGCTGTTCTTAGCTGAAGTCGGGGTGCGCAATTTAGGCACCGTGGGGCCTACAGCGAATTTGGCTATCGGCAACACGGGGCAGCCGATAGACCCTCTAGTGCTCGCACAGATTCAGGCAGCCACTTACGATCCCCTTTCGATTTACTATCCCGCGCGCGGGCAGTATTGGCTCATTTACGGGCCGTTAGTGTTCGTGCTGACGATGAATGGCAGCAGTAAACGCTCTTGGAGTCGCTACATTTTCCCGGCCGCCATAACCGATGCCACGCTGAACGCAGGGTTCATGTACCTGCGCACTTCAACCAATGTAGTGTGGCAATTAAACGCGCAGGCTATCGGCATCGATGATGCCAATACCATCACTACTGCTGCTACGCCGACAGCGTTCAACGGGGTGGTGCAATGGCCATATTTAGACTTAAGCATGCTGGGCACCAACAAAATGCTCGTAGGTGTGGACATCGTAGGCGAGGGCAATTGCTCAATCCAAATCGCGTTCAATCAGAACGATAGGTCCACGTTCAATGATAACGCGGGGTTCTCCGTATCAACTGGCGTGACGACTCCGTACTTCGTGCAGATCGACGATACCGTGCCGGGCGAGCCTTTAGCGATTCCAATCAACGCGCCAAGTTACTCGCCGATCCTGACTTTCACCGGCAGCACAAGCACCGCGAACCAATGGAGCTGGGATGCGATGAACATCTACTTCATGCCCGCGCCGAGCGGCGCGGCGGGAGCGACCGGATGATCCAGGTCTTCACCCAACCACTGCTGCTTGACTACATCAAGGTGTGCATCAACATGCCCCAGGATGAGCGCGAGCAATTGGAAGCCTTCACCGGACACCCCTACGATGTGGATAGCGCTGCGGTGGGTAATTTCACGGTGCCAGGGATCAAGTGGGTCATCAAGAACGATGAGGAACCCATTGCGGTAGGGGGTTTCGTTCCTAAGCGCCCCGGCGTATGGCGCGACTTCATGCTGACGACGCCGGCTGCCTGGGAGCATGGGTTCGCCGTAACGCGCATAGCGCGCCGGGCTATGAATGCCATGTTCTTGAGTAAGCAGGCGCACCGTTTGGAATGCGTGGCCCCGGCGGCTAGACTGGCTGCCCGCCCCCGCATTGAAGACTGGTACCGAGTTTTGGGCTACAATCGCGAAGCCACACTCTCAGGATATTGCGCCAACGGCGCGGACGCGATCATGTTTTCGAGGGTGGACCATGGGCACAGGTAATAGCGCTGCGAATGCGGCCAATGCGGCCAATGCGCAGCAGCAGAAAGACATTCAGAACGCGATCGGTCAGATAACCGCGGCGTACAACAACCCGAATCGTACGGCGCAGTATCAGAACTATCAGACGAATTTAGGCAACTATTACACCGGTCAGGTCAACGATCAGGAAGCGGTAAACGCGCGCAACCTGAAGTTTGCGAATGCCCGAAGCGGGCTGACAGGCGGATCCGCTGCGGTCGATTCCAACACGCAGCTTCAGAAGGACTATACGCAAGGGTTGCTCAACGCTTCGCGCCAAGCTACTGCGGGTACTTCCGCGCTTGAGCAATCGGATGTCAACGCCAAGAATCAACTTATCGGCCTTGCGCAGCAGAGCAATTTCACCGGAGCCATACCCTCGCAGATCGCCAGCGCGCAGGGGGCATCGCTTGGTTCCGCGCAGAACTACGGGCAGGCGAACAGCCTTGGCAATATCTTCGCTGGCACCGCGGGGATCTACCAGAACGAGCAGGTAGCCGCGGCGAATCGCCGAGCGCAGACATCACCAATTGGGAGCCTCTACGGTGGGTAGCAATAACTTTTTCTCAAAGGTCGCTTCGATCGATCCGCTTGCGCAGGCGTTGAACCTTCCCGGCGCGCACAAGTTCGCGCAGTCTCAGGCGCAGGATGTTCAGACCAATGCCGGTCCTTTTGCCGGTAAGACGCCCACCTTGGCGGATGCAAACGCGGGGTACGCGCCGGGCAGCGCTGGGGCGACGGTTGGTTGGACTCCGAATCAGGCAACCGTGCCGGGCAACAGCCTGTTTGGCGCTGCGCAGCGCGCGGCGAATCTTTCCGGCAACTTAAGCGCGCAACCGACGAACGGATTGCCGGGTAGCGGTAGGGGCGGCATCGGGCTGCCTAACCCAACCGCAGGAACGCAGAATACCTATGTGCAGCCCACCCAAACGATGAACCCGTACGTAACGGCGGCCCGCGCAGCCGCGCAACAGGGAGGCTACGGTGGGTAGTTCGTTCTTCAAGAGCAAGGT